CCGTTAATAGAAATGATCTTGGAGGGAAGTATGACATTAAGCTTAATATCTCTACCGCAGAAGCTGATGAGCAGAAAGGTAGCGAGTTGGCATTTATGTTACAAACTATGGGAAATACTATGCCTCCTGAAATGAGCCAAATGATTTTGGCTGATATAGCTAAACTTCGTAAGATGCCTGACTTAGCTAAGCGTATTGAAGAATACCAACCTCAACCCGATCCAATGGCTCAACAAAAAATGCAGCTTGAGATGGCATTGCTACAAGCACAAGTAGCTAATGAGACTGCTAAAGGTCGTGAGAATGAGGTTGATGTTCAACTTAAAACTGCGAAAACTCAAACAGAGCAAGCTAAAGCAAGAAGCATGCATAGTGCTTCTGATATTAGTGATCTTGATTTCGTTGAGAAAGAATCCGGAGTCGGAGCTGCACAAAAACAAGCAGAATCTGATCGTAAACATGCACAGAACATGGAAGCCAAAGAGCACGACAGATTATCTAAACTAGACCAAGACGCTCTAAAATCTCTAACTAATAAATAAGGATTTTTATGAACGACTTAGAACAAGTGGAAATTCAAATTGAAATGGCTACCAGAATACGGAAGTTAAGAGACAATACTGCTAAGCTAATAACCGATAGCCTATGGAAAGATGTAATAGAGGAAGGCTATTTCAAGGAAGAAGCTGCCAGGTTAGTTATGGCAAAGAGTTCTTTAATGAATCCAGAACAAAAACAAGTAATAGATAATATGATATACGGTGTAGGCGCTCTTAAAAATTGGCTAGAATCTGTTATGCGGCGTGGAGCAGAAATGGATCAAGCGATTGGAGAGCATGAAACAACTCGTGAAGAGCTACTAAGAGAAGAGGTATCTAAATGACCCAAACTTCTTTAGAACTATCCGATCAAGAATTTTTAGACAAAGATCCAGCTGAGTTCTTATCTGACGAAGTTACTGAAGAGCCTACTGATGAACAGAAGTTAGATATAGAAGAACCAGTTGAACAAATAGATGAAACAGAAGCAACTTCCTCTAACGAGGAAGGTAGTGATGCACAAGAGCAAACTGACGTTGAAACTAGCCAAGATGAAGTAAGCCAACCGGAAGGGGATACTCAGCCGGAGCATGAAAAATCTACTGATAGTGATGCTACAGAATCTCTTGATACTAGTACTGAAAACTCAACTGACACAAAGGAGGATACTCCGGAAACAAAAGAGTTTGATTACGAAAGTGCATATAAAAAGGTATCTGAACCTTTCAAAGCCAATGGTGTAGACATACAGGTTAAGGAACCAGATGATATCGTGCGCTTAATGCAAATGGGCGCTAATTATCAAAAGAAGATGTCGCAGTTAAAGCCGCATCTAAAGATAATTAAGATGTTAGAGAATAACGATCTTCTAAAAGAAGATAAGTTACATAATCTAATTGATATCTCTAAAAAAGACCCTAAAGCTCTCACTAAGCTTATTAAAGAAAGTACTTTAGATCCTTTGGATATTGACAAAGATGCTCCGACAGACTATGAGCCTACAGATTATTCTATTTCTGATAAAGAGTATAATCTGGATCAGGTTCTCGAAGACATCAAAGATACTGATACTTTTAATAGGACTATTAATGTTCTAACCAAAGATTGGGATGCCGACAGTAAAGAAACAATATCTGAGCATCCTGAAATTATTGGAGTCATTAATACTCATATGAGTAATGGTGTATTTGATAAAGTTAATACAATACTACAAAGGGATAAAGCTTTGGGTAAATTAGCTGGTATAGCCGATGTAGATGCGTATAGACAAATTGCCGAATATTTATTTAAAAATGGTGGTCTTCGAACACAAAATAGTCCTGAGGATACATCTGAAGTATCAAGTAAGATGGAAGAAAAACAAGAACAAGCTAATGCTGATCGAAATAAAAAACGAAAGGCAGTAGCTCCGGTTAAGCAAACTGCTGCTAAAAAGATTCCAAAAGAAGAGGACTTTTTAGGTCTTTCTGATGAGGACTTTATGAAGAAGTATGCTGTCCGGTAGTTAACACTATTTAATACAGGACATTTATCATGGCTAACGAAAACATGTATAACGCACCTTCTAGCACTGCTAGCGGTACTGCGTCAGATATCGGCCCTCAAGCGAGAACCGATTATTATTTTAAGAAAGCCCTGATTGCTGTTCGGGATCGCATGTATTTCATGCCTTTGGCTGATGTACGTGCTATGCCTAAGCATATGGGTAAAAAAATCAAGCAAGATGTGTATGTCCCATTGCTTGATGTTTTGAATACAGGTGACCAGGGACTAGATGCAGCAGGTACAGCACTAACTGCTGGTACTTATTCTGCATGGAATGCTGCTGGTGTTCTTCAAAATACCAACTATGCAAATAGAGCTGCTGCTCGAACTGCAGCTGGTGTTGACGGTGAAGTTGGATTGAATGACCAGAACTTGTACGGATCTTCTAAAGACACCGGTACAATTAAATCTAAAATCCCGACTCTCCGTGAAAACGGTGGTCGAGTTAACCGTGTTGGTTTTACTCGTACTCAAATTGAGGGCGAATTACTTAAACGTGGTTTTTTCACTGAGTATACTCAGGAATCAATGGATTTCGATTCTGATGCAGAATTGTTAATGCATATTACTGAGGAAGCTCTTGTTGGTGCTAATGAGCTGACTGAAGCGGAGCTTCAGGCAGATCTTATTACTAATGCAACTGCTAACGGAACAGCTTATTATTGTTCTGCTAGTCCTGCTGTTACTACAGGCAGTAAATTGGCAGTTGATGAAGTTGTTGTATATCGAGATTTAATGAATCTTTCTATTGCTTTGGACGATAATAAAACTCCTAAGCAAACGAAGATCATTGCTGGATCTCGAATGATTGACACGAAAACCATTAATGGTGGCCGTGTAATGTATGTTGGTTCTGAACTAATTCCAATTCTACGAGCCATGACTGATCTTCACAGTCAGCCCGCTTTCGTATCTGTTGAAAAGTATGCTGATGCTGGAAATGTCATGAATGGTGAAATTGGAACAGTAGATCAGTTCCGAATTGTTGTAGTACCAGAAATGCAATTCACCGAAAACGGTGGTGCATCTGCCGCTGATACTGCAGGTACCGGAGATAATGGTGCAGACATCTATCCAATGTTGGTTGTTGGTGATGGTGCTTTCACTACTATCGGTTTCCAGACAGATGGCAAAAGTGTTAAATTTACCATCAACCATAAGAAGCCTGGTAAAGAAATAGCTTCTTTGGATGATCCATATGGTGAAGTAGGGTTCTACTCTATCAAATGGTACTATGGTTTTATGGCACTTCGCCCAGAACGTCTAGGAATTATTTGGACTGCCTTGGCAGCTGTATAAATAACAAGAACGCCACCCGAGGGCTATGCCCTCGGGGGGCTTCTCTTTTAACTCGAGAAATGACAGTTTCTCAAAGGAGAATGAAATGGAAGTTTTAACACCAATTAGTGAACTTAGTTACGAAGAAATTAAAGCAGAATTAAAAAAGTATGGAGTTACGTTTCACCATAAAACGGGTCAAGCTAAGTTAGCAGAGCTCTTAGCTGATGTAAGAAAAAATCCTGAAAGTATGGTGCAGGATTTTGATAATGAAGAAGTAGCTACAGATCGTCCATATGAAGGCGGTTTGCCTAATGCAAGTGAAGCTGCTATAGCTGCAGCAACTAAAGCTTTAAAAAGAACTGGAAAAAAAGAAGCTATGAAACTTATACGCATTGTAGTTACTCCTAACGATCCTCTTATGAGTGGGTACCCAGGACTTATATTTACAGTAGGCGCTTCTGGTTTAAATAATGGAAAAATGATTAAAAAGTTTGTTCCGTTTAATAATGAAGACGGATGGCATGTTCCTAATATTATTTATAATCAAATAAAACATGCTGAAATGCAGAAATTTAAAACTGTTACTCGTCCTAATGGCGAGAAAGTACTAGAGCCCTATATTACGCAGAAGTTTAATGTACGCGTTTTAGATCCTCTTACTAAAGAGGAGCTAGAAAGATTAGCAGCAGCCCAAGCAGCTAATCCAGCGTTCCATATAGGAGATAACTAATGGCTATAACTATTGCTAATCTAACTGCTGGGGTATCCACCGATTCAAACAATGTAGTTACGGGTACTGGCGTATTTGACGACATGATGGAAACTGTCAATGCTCATATGGCTGCTCAGTTTAATTTAGGTAGGATAACCGGCAGTGATTATGCAACAGTTTACCTTACAGCTATGCAGGCTACGGTCCAACAGGCCGTAGCCTATACTATCGGAATGCAGAAAGGTAACGCTGAAGAGTCGTTACTCTTTCAAAAAGAAATTACTGAATTTGCTCAAACAGATAAATCAACTAAAGTAGCTCCAAGTTCTACTAGTATTATGGGTAGAGCTGCTGCCTTATCTGCTGAACAAGCTAAAGGCTTTAAATGGAATGCAGATCAAAAATACCTTAAAACTATATTGGATGCATGGAGCATCAATATTTCTACTGCGGGAGTGGCAGCTACTGGTGTGACTGCTATTAATGAGACCGGAACGGGTAATATCAACACCCAGATATCTAACGCAGAACCTACAGGATAATAGCAATGGGGTTTGTTGCTAGTATTTTTACGGCAGTAGTAGATGTTGTAGT